AAGGTATCAATTTCATCAGATATTGCACCTGAATCTATTAAAGATGTACCTACGTCTAAGGAAGTAGCGTCAGAGGCGCTAGAACCGTCATTAGAGGCCTTACTAAGCCCTTTTAAGGCCAGATCAGAAGTAATTGATGAATTATCAAGGGTTTTGCCAATGCTCTTAGATTCGCTGTCGGACAAGCCTAAAGCATCAAAGAAAAACCTAAAGATAAGAAAGTTACCAAATTTAAGTTCGGCAATTGCTTTTTTTAGGTCTATATCAGCAATAGCTTTCTTAAATGCAACAATAGCTTTTAGCATTAAAAATCATCCCTAACATAAAATTCTAGTATTTCATAAAGCGTTTCAACGACACCGCTTGCGTATGTCACCTCAATCTCGCCCTGATAATAACCAGCATCAACATTTAACTGAGTGCCAGAAAAAGAAAAAATAGCCGTACCATCTTTAAACATGTCACCAACATCAGCCGCAAGCAATGTGAATAAGATAATGCTTGTATCTTTTTTCCTAAACTTGAGCTTGCATGTTCCGTTTTCAAAATCAACGACAGAGCCGTCATCTTCTCTTGTTATTGTTGCTTTAATTTGAGGTGCAGTATCATTCTTAACAAGGGTGTATATTTCGCTCATTTTATGCTCCAGGCTTGGTAGGCCATGTAATATTCTCGATTGAAGTTGCATCTGGATATGTAGCTGGAATATCTCTTAATGCTTGCCTATAGGAAGCCCACTGAGTTTTTGTCGATTCAGGTAATGGCGCATCAGTGGTATGAGTCCAATCGCATTGAGACATTAACAAATCTCGCTTTTCTCTAACAAAACCCCAAAACAAATTAGAATTAAACACCCAGCTATTATTTTGCCAATCATGCCAATCATTTGTTTTTGCACTTCGCACTTTCCACTCTTTGTCCCAATACCATGTAGCAATAACGTCAGCATCATTAGATGTATGATCTATATGACGCGCAACGCACCCATCATAAGTACCTCCATCTAAATACATATCATCTACTGCTGGACTAACGGTATAAGCAACTTCACCATTGTCCTTTACAAGAGCTACTTTAATCATGCAAACACACCTATTAAATTAGTTTTATAACCACCGCCTACTGAGCCTCCACCTGGAGATTGCAAAGCTACTGGCGCACCTAATGCCTTTATGGTTTTACTTGTAAAGTTGAATTCAACAAACAAAGAATACAAAGCCGAATTTTGTTGACTAACAGGCAATCGACCCAGCAATGTTTTACCGCTCATTAATGAATATATATTTGTCATACTGTCTAGCGTAAAAGTAGAACCAGATTGAGTATTTGTGCTGATTACATCAAAGCTAACTTGCAAGCATCTAAAGTTTTGATTGTTGGAGCTAAATGCTTCTTCTGTGTTTTGCTTGTAAACTTCTAATCCAAAGTCAGGATTATTGTTAGCTGGCATATCCCTTGATCTAACAGCAATGACCCAATCGACTGAGATGGTAGAGGTTGTTCCAAACTGAGTGAAAAATGTGAACCCACTTCCGTCTAAAAAAGCGGCAAGCGTTAGTCTTTGAGTGCCAGATGCTGAATTTGGCTTACAAAAGATTAAATAATCTGCGGGTGTATTTGCTGGAATGCTTGTTTTAGTGACAGTACCGCCAACAAAAGATGAACTCATAGTGCCACTTGCAAACACCGCAACGTTGTCAAAAGTTGCATCAATTTGCGTAAACCCAGATTCATTTATGCACTGTATTCCGTAACTCATATTTTAAACACCTGAATCTTATAAGGTGCAGATTGTGTGCTACTAGAATTTGTGTGTGTAAATTGACCTGAACCGATAGCTAATGCAGCAAAAAGATTACCGTAATAATCATCATTTAAACCCCAAGTACCATCATTAGTCATACCAGAAACAGAAATAGTGGTAGTGGAACTGGCTGCTGTTGTTCCGGTGTAATATGCAACAAATCTAATCATACGATCAGTTGTATCTAGCCTTACATTATTGCCAGTTGCATCAAACACTTTTAATCCATAAGCCATTACAAATTACCTAATTTAACTCTAAGCACATTGCCGTCATAAATTTCAATAGTGTCGTTTGTAATCTTCATGCGTGAGCCACTTCCTGCTGATTGCATATTAAAGTTGCTTTGAGTTGTACCTGATATGTTTACTTGTGCAACATCAATAGTTCCTGTTTTTAACAAGCCTCCATTAATAGTTGTAATTTCAGAGCTAGACGCGTCAGCAAGTTCATCATCTAAATTGCTAAACGTAACTAAACCGTTAAACGCAAAAGAAGAAAAAGGCGTAGAAAAAGTAATTGACGGAGGGTCTTGATCGAATGTTGTTTCAGTTATTAAATAGCTAGTTGCCCAGTATTTTGCATCTCCACCAGTATTAGTAGGTGGCGTTTTTGACCAAGTACCAGTGTCAGTGCCTCCAGGCAACAGATTGCCAAATGCACCGTTTCCAAAATCGTAATCATTAGCTGTTGGTGTTGATGGGCCAGTGTTGTTAGCAACAGATAACGAATAATAAACAAACCCAGATGCGTTTCGTGGCCCTGCTGCCCCAGGATTGCCATTTATACCGTTTGACGAAAACAGTTGCGGTTCTGACCAATCAGATGTACCTGTTACAGTGTCTGTTGTTGCAGTAGAAGCGGCAATGGCGGTACAAATGTATAAATTATCAGTACCCAAAGGTATCTCACCAAAAAAACTGTTACCAAGAGTATTGTTGTTCCAAGTTCCATCGCTAAAAGTCCAAACTCTATTTTCAGTTGGTTTTTGTGTAGAACCTAGTGTCGTTGCTGACCTTCTATACCCATGAACAACGGCTGTATTAAAACCATCTTCTCCAACTTTGCCTAATATTTGTGGTGCAGACCAATCAGATGCCGCAACAGGATCGGTTTCTCCTTGTGATTTAGCTACAGCCGCACAAATATAAAGATCATCTGTACCGTTTGGCACAGTACCTGTATAACTATTTCCTAAAGCATCAAAGTCAAATGTGCCATTAACAAATGACCATGTTCTTTGTATTGTTGGTCTAGCACTTGATTGTAAAGTTGTTGCTGATCTTCTGTATGCATAAACAGGAGCAGTATTAGTTCCATCTTGCAAAACTTTAGTAAGTGGCCCCCATGACAAATTTGTGTCTGTGCCAGTTGCACCAGTAATCTTTGCTGTAGTAGATGATGACCATAACGGATCACCATTTACCGCTGGAATATCTGCGTACCAATTTGTAGGATTAGTAATTTCATTATCAGTAAAATCATACTCACCACCAGACGGTGCAGTTGGTTCGCCGTCTGATCTTCTATAAACATTAAATGTAAAAGAGCTTGTACCATCTGCACCTTCGCCAGATACTTTCCTTGGCGCTGACCAAGTGCCAGCTGTAACTGTTCCAGTGTCACCTACTATAGAAAACTGAAAGTTAGATTGGTATAAATCATCCGTACCAGTTGGGACTGTTGCGTACCATTGTTCTGGGTTTGTCGGTGGTGTGAGAGAGTTTGAGCCAAAGTTAAACGTGCCGCCAGTAGGCGTTCCAGATGGAGCAGTTGATTTACGCAAAAAGATTGGGGCATTATAAGTTGATTTACCGTCATCACCGTTTATTGCGGCCGCATTAGTGGTAGCTGAAACCTCTGCTGTATATAGCGGATCACCATTTCCATCGACAGTTTTATTTCCACTGTAATCAACCGATCTAAACTTGTAATAGAAGGTTGTTGCGTCAGCCAAGCCGCCATTCAAAAACTCAGCATTAGCACCAAATCCACCACCGACTGTAGCAACCGTAGCAAAGGTGCCGCCAGAAGAAGTTGCTCTGTATACTTCTACGTTAGAAAAGTCTTTATCTGATGGATTAGTCCACTCTAAGCTAATTGATTTATAGCCAGCTGTAATACCTAAACTTGTTGGCAATGCGGGTGCAGCTGTATCACCGACTGAACCCTGATTTGCTGATACTGACGTACTCCTGACTCCAAGCGCGTTAATAGCAAATACTTTAAAATAGTACGTTGCTCCAGCAATGACAGGCGATACTATATATTGTGTTTGGTCTGTAATAATAGATTGAAAGTTACTATTGTCTGTACTGAACTGAAGATCATATTGATTAACAAAAGAGTCGGTACTTGCAACCCAAGATACATTAATTTGAGGAACGATTGTTCCGTCCAAAGCAACGGTTGTAGTAGCAGATGTAGAAAGAGAACCTGGAGGAACTACGCTAAAGGGATCAGGCAAATTTGTATCAGGATACGTTACTTCTTGTGCTGACAAGTCATAGGTATAAATACTTGAGTCGTATTCAAGTAAGGATAGGTTGCACGTTCCATCATAATTAAGGGAAAGCTCCTCAACCTGAAAAGGCTTATTTCCCCAGTTCGGTGTCGGGTGATTAACCGTTACAACATCACCTACGGATAACTGCATTGCTTCGCTAGTAGTTTGTATACTAACTCTAAGTGCATTTCTAGAACGCAGTAGAATAACTCTTGCTAAGTCTCTTGCGGCATAGTAATTAGTAACGGTAGGTAGACTTATATCACTTACAAGCAACGTGCCGTTATCGGCTGCAAGAAAAGCGGTTTCTTCACTAGAGTCAGCGTCAGGCCATGTCGCAGTATCGGGTTGATAGTCCATTGCTGGATTAGCAAACTTTACGTTTATACGGTTAAATTTTGTTTCTTTTGACTCACCTGTTATCGCTACACCACCTACTATATTGTCCGTAGTAAAGGCATAAACACTGTTACCTGATTTGTCTATTTTGAGACTGTAAACGCCTTGATTGTAGGGTAGGAAACCACGACAACCCATTAGTAACTTTTGCAGATTTTCAAACAGTGTTTCATCTGTTTGCAATACAGCATTCGTTTCAAATATCTTTCCAGTAGTACCGTTTGTATAATACAAAACGCTTTGATCGCAATCAGTAGCTGCGGCACTAAAGGCAACATCATCTATTTTAGAAGATGCAAGACCTTTACCATATCGGTTATTAGTTAAGTAATCACGAATACACAAAGCAGGGTTATTGCTAAAAGCGGCAGCTGCGCTTGGCGATCTTGGATCATAAACCTTACGTCCAGTAACTAGCGCAGTAATGTCTGGAACACCTGAAAACACATCAGTATCCCACTTCAACTTAATGGCAAGGTAAGCAACGCCACT